CGAACTCTTTTGGCTGATTAACAAATGCTTCCCCTGCAGCAATCAACACTCCATTTGCCCAAATAGTATTACACGCTGGGTTTAATTCTTCTATACAATAAACTTCAAATGTACCTGTTATTTCAGTAGTGTCTGTTATATGTACTTCTGGTTCTATCCAATCCGCTAACCAAAGATCATTACTTCCTTCGGCATGCAAATCAATATCTCGTGGTGGGTGTTTTCCTGCATCTGCCCAAATTTGATCTCCTGCTCCCATTGGTGGCATAGAATCATGAAATTCACTTCCGCTCGGGCCAGCATTATAATATTCATAAGTTAAATCTGGTCTATAAGATTCCCAACCTGCATGATCACAGATTCCGTGAGTGTCTGGATTCTCACATAAACTACCTGAAGTATGTTGCATATTATAAGGATATTCTAATGTGTGAGTTAATGATTTATCATTATCAAATGTAGTAGTAACCAAATGTGTTTCTTCTCTACTTGATATTTTTACCACCTCGGCATCAACAACCGCATTAAATCTCATATGGGCATTATCCATACCTTCCGCCTCTCTATAAGATTGTACTTTATCTCCTTCTACAATATCTTCAACTTTTTTGAGTAAACCATCACTCATTCGTATTTCGGTGCCTTTTAATACTCCCGAACTGAAACCCATACTTTTTCTCCTAATCTAATACTACATAAAACTCTACGCCTTGCCATTCACCATAATAGTCTTGGTGAGAAACTGTAACCGTTACAGTATCACCTCTCATTGATTTTACTGGAGCAAACATTTGATTAAATTCTCCATTGCCGTTACTATAACTTGCGGGATTTATTGTAGGAACTTCCATTCCACTAAAATTAGTTACATAAATTGTATCATAATTCACATATTCTAATTCATTTGTTAAACCTCTTTTAATAACATAACCCAATGTATCACCCAAATACCAATAATGAGAAGATTCCCATTCGAATCTAACTCCTTCAGCAGAAAGTTCATCTCTGTCTGATAGATATTCAACACTTCCACTAAATCTATGTATTGTTTGCCATTTTGTAGTATCTATGGTTAAATGATAATACTCATTATCATCTACTTCCAATCTTGGTGTTACCTTCCAAGATATTTCAGGAGGATCCCATTTAGTATCCTCACAACTTATAAATATAAAACTACTTAGTATTACGAGTAGATTTACGAGCTTCCCTGCGTTTAGTAACCCAATGTGTTTTACCATTCTTTTTATCAAGTTCATTCTTTACTTTTTTCCATTCCTTTTTATCGTGTGTTTTTTCTTTATGATTGATTTTCTTTTTTAAATGTTCTTCCACCACTTCGTCTTCCAACTCATCAGCGAAATCTAACCAATCTTTAGTGTTAAATGTAGCCATTTATACTCTCCATTAACATAAGTGAATATACTAATAAAACCATATACAAGTCAAGCCTTTTTTATCTTTAATTTGTCTAAAATGGAAATAAAATCTTCAAGAGTGTAAGATTTCCCTACTTCGTCCTTAATACGAATTTGTTCCAAAACCTTTGATTTGTTGTTTGCCAACTTCATTAATACATCCATTCCCTGTTCGGGGTAAAAAACTCCAAAACTTTCTTCTCCAATTATGTTTGATGAAAAATAGGCCTCTTTTTCTGTATCTCCGTCTAATAATAAATAGTATGTCATTTCTCTAAAATACCTGATTTGCCAAACAATTTAATCACTTATCCTATACCTTTCCAAGTATTACCATCTGAAGTATAATGATGGAAACATTTAAGAGTTGGTTCATATAAAAATTTATACTTTTCCTCAATGTTTTTTCCACTTTTTCGAGTTATACTTACATTTTGTTCTACTATAGTTTGTGCCCAATATCTATCTTCCTTACTTGCCCAATGAGTATCAAACGGGAACTTTTTAATAACTGAAGTTCTATATAACGCAAACGCATTATGTAAAAAATATCTATCTTCCATTTCAGAATAATAATTCTCTCTTGGTGTATCATCAAAGTGTGACCACATATATCTTGGTGTTATTTGTTTACCTAAATAATAAGGTGTTTGTTTACCAAATATACAAGCAACTGAATTATCTCTAAATTTAGTATCTACTAAGTGTCTATCAAATGAATTTATTTGACAATGTGCCGACATTACCAATACTCGTTCTCTTGTTGCGTTTCTTATTCCTAAATTAAGTGCNTTACCTGGNGTATANTCTGAANTTGGTATATCTATTTTCCTTATATCAAGATACTCAAATAAATTAACAATCCTAAGTGAATCATCTGTCGTACCATTATTTACAATTATTATTTCACAAGATTCTCCAATGTGGTCAACTATTGATTGGATTGCATATCCAACCCATCTTTCCTCATTCCTTACTCTAAGAACTACACTATATTTTTCTGAATTGGTGCTTATCATATTTTTTCTCCGATTGAATTATATACTACATTTAATAATGGTTTATTTTGATTATACCGTGATAGATTAACTATAAAATCTTTTATTTGAATGTCCTGGCTTTTATTTGAAAAATTAGCAATATGTGGTGAAATAAAAATATTATCTAAATATAATAACTGATTGTCTTTTTTTATAGGTTCATTTTGAACTACATCTAAAAAGGCCCCTCTAATAAAATTATTATCTAAAACATAAAACAAATCTTTTTCATTTACTGTTTCACCTCTACCTACATTTATAAAATATGAATATGAACTCATAGAAGTAAAAGTAGATAATTTAAAACATTCCTTTGTTGAATTATTTAAAGGTAGACAATTTATAACAAAGTTATTATTTTTTACCAACTTATCAAGATTCTGAAAATTATTTTTGTCTATTACATCTACTTTTATCCCAATAGATTTCAATAATCCTTCAAGTTTTTTTCCTATATTCCCATAACCTACTATTAAACATTTAACTTCATTAAAAGGTAAAATGTACTCCATATTAGAATCAAATGATTTTCTATCTAAATCCATCCTATCTATTCCTCTTAATAAATATAAAATGCCCGTTAAAGCATATTCCGCTACACCTTCAGAACTTTTAGGACTATATGTAACAATTACACCGTCAGGGAAATTAAATTTTCCACGCCACCCAGTTTTAGATAAATGTATCCATTTTAAGTTGGGCATTTTAATTAAATGTTCATTTGTTAACTTATCCCCCCAATATACTTCTGCTTTAGAATTTATTGTTGTTACTATTTGAACATTAAATTTTTTATTTATTTCTTGTTTTCTATCTTCTGGTAAAGTATAATTTTTTGTTCTGTTATGTAAATCAGTATAAATTATCATAATTTAAAATTTACTCTGTTTTTAAGTTTATATTTTTGTTTTATGTCTTCTGTTATATTAATCCCAATCCCAGGCCCTTCTTGGTCAATATAATCATTTATTTCTAATTCCATCATAGGTATTTCTAAAAATTTTACACCACATGCCTGAGCTATATGATTATTAGCATTAATAGATATTTGACTTCCCCAAACATGCATAGCTACATTTTTAGGTTTAAACATTTCTATTATTCTAATACATTCTATTACTCCCCCACAATTAGTAACATCAGGCTGAATAGTGTCAACTAATTGTTTTTCAAAATAAGTATTAAACTCTAATTGTTGGTTTAACGCTTCTCCACCAGCAATAGGTATACCATATTCCATGAGAAATTTATATTTAATCACTTCATCAGGACTAAACGGTTCTTCTAACCAATAAACATTAAAATCTTTTAAAATTTCACTCCATTCAATAGCAGTCTTTAAATCCCATTTATTTGGGTTTGTACCCATAATGGCATCAACCATTAAATTATTATCCCCTAAATATTTACGGGCTACTTTTAATCTTTTTATATCTTGTTTTTTAGATTGTACCCCAATTCTCATTTTATAAGAAGTATAACCCTTATCTAAAATATTTTTCACATCTTGTTCAATTTGGGAAGAAGTATATAGAGCTGAACCATTACTGGCATACAGTTGTGGTTCTTTTGAAGTTGAAGATAAGTACTTCCAAAAGGGAACATTGCTATGTTTGCTTAAAGCATCATAAATTGCTATTTCTATCCCACTATATATACTTCTAAGAAGTCCACTCTTTCCTATATACGGTATATTTTCTATAATTACATTGAAATTATCTTCTGCTCCTATTAAAAATTGTTCAAGATATTTTACAGCTGGCTCAATCAATTCAATACAATAAACTCCAGCATATGTTTCCCCATATCCAACAATACCATTATCAAAATGAACTTCTATTATCCCTACATTTTTTGATGTAGTTTGATAACCATAATATACAAAATCTTCTTTAGTTGGAGAAGTTAAACCATATCCTATAACCTTATTTATTTTCACAACTTTAATAATTCTTTCATATAAATTTCAGTTGAAGTAAAAGTAAATCCGCCCTCAACACTTACTTTGATAAAATCTGAATAATCTACTCCACTATTTATCTTATCTAAATATATTGGTAATAAATCGTCTTCCTTTGAATATAAATCTGGGTAATTATCAACAAATAGTGCCACATCCCCAAGTTCCTTTATCAGTATAGTTGGTATGTTTTTCTGTATTGATTTAAACACCATACAGGATCCGTGAGAAATTACAATTTTAGATTTTGCAATTAATTCTGAATCATCTCCTATATCCATTATGGTTTCATATTTTAAATCATGAGAAATACTATCAATGTATTCAAAATCCTTTTGTGGGTAAGGATGGTCTTCTCTACTTTTTAATTTGTATTTAATTGGTAAATCTAATTCATCTTGTAATTCTTTTAACTTTAATTTAACAACTACTTTACGGTCAAACTTCTCAAATGGCCCCCAACGATTTCCCAAGAAATTACATATTACTAATATATGTTCTCCTGTTTTATCTATATCTTTTAATTTATCACTTGATGGTAATCCACCTTTAATCATTGTTCCTTCTGGTACATTATCCTTATCTCTGTCGTATTCTGATTGTCCCACTACAAATACTTTATCAAATGCTTTCTGATATCCATTAGGTATGTGTGGTTTACCAATATTACCGTGTGTGTTTGCAATAACTGGAGTTCCACATTTTTTAGCAAAATCATAAAACTTATCCAAGTTATATCTTGGTCTTAAATCATCTAATAGAATAAATTTGTAAGGTGTTAAATCTAATTTACCTGCCTTAACATCTTTAAATGAAGTCTCATATGATTCGTCAAAATAATCTCCCCATCGGTCAAAGAATTGTAATCTCAAATCCTTGTTACCATACCACTCATAATCAAAACACATTTCATTCACGGTCAACAATTCAACTGAAAAATGTTTAACTAATTCTGGTATGATGGGAAATATTTTCTCTCCAGTACGATAGATAGAGGTTACAAATAAAATTTTATCCATTTTTTACTTCATCTATATAATCTTTTAATTCTCGTGTTGGTTGATATCCTATTGCAGAAAACGCCAACCCTAAATCACATAATGTAGACCTCATTTCTCCAGGTCTTTTATCTATATATTCTCTTGGATAATCTCCACCAAACATATCAACTAAATCATTTATTGAATGATTTTTACCTCTACCTAACTCTAAAGTCAATCCCCAATTTGAAGATTCTGATGTTAATACTAATCCTTCAACAATATCATCCACGTGAGTAAAATCTCGTCTTTGTTCTCCATCCCAAGTAATTGTTAATGGTTCACCGTTTTTATATTGAGTTTCAAATATCCCAACTACTGTACAATACTCACCCTCTGTTAATTGATGTGGGCCGTATACATTATAAAATCTACAAACATTTACTGGAAAATCAAATACTTCACTATACATATGACATAGTTTATCACCTTGCCATTTAGTAAAAGTATATGGATTAGCATATGCTCCACCATGAACTGATGATGAACCTGCATAAACAACTTTAATATCATTTTTTCTACCATATTCTAATATATTTAATGTACTTACATAATTGTTAAACATTGTTTTATATGGGTTTTTTAATGATGGTTGTATTCTTGCTAATGCTCCCAAATGAAATATAACATCATATTTTTCATCTCTCCAATGAGGATAACTGCCGTGGTCTACATAAATCCCAAGTGTATGTGGACTTGATAAATCAAAGTCGTGATACCTACAACCCTCTTGATGATTTTCCTCTTTACCAGTAGAATAGTTATCTACTGATACTACTTCGTGTCCGTCTTTTAATAATCTTTTTATTAAATTGGTGCCAATAAATCCGGCACCTCCTGTAACTAATGCTTTCATCGTAATAGTATCCTTGCTAATTCTAAATCATTTGGCTCATCTATATTAATTGTTCTTTCTTCTGGCATAATATATGGTACAGTATTTTTATCATACCGTGAACCTTTGACATTTATTTGTTCCCAAGTCATTGCATATATTGAACCGTTTCTAATATATGCTGGTGGTGTTAAATCTTGTCTTCTACTTTCTAATTTTTCGGGATAAACATCTTTCATTTGGTTTCCCTTTATAAACTTAACTCTTGATGGGTGGTGATCCCATACTCTCACAACGGAACAAACAGAATCAGCGGCCGTCATATCAAGTTTCTGTATCACATCGTCTATATCCGCTACAGTCTTCAAAGGATTTGTACACATAATCTCCACAATATAATCTGGTTTATCCATAGTTTTTAAAACTTCCAATAAACCATCCGAAGATTTTTGTGTATCTTCTGCTGGACTTCTATCAAAATATGTTTGTTTTAATTCTCTACATAGATTTTTAATATCTTCATCATCTGTACTGACAATGTAGTGGTCAATATATTTACTTTTCTTAACTTCATCTATAGTATATTGTATCAATGGTTTCCCATTTACATCTATAACATTTTTTTGTGGTATTCCTTTAGAACCACCTCGGGCTAATGTTATTCCCATTACTGTTTTTCCATTAATCATATTATATTACTCTCTTTTAAATGGTCAAATAAAATTTTATATGCCTTTCTATTCGGATGGACTCCATCAGGATAAAAATATTCTGGATTATCTAACATCAACTTATATCTATCATTTCCCCTTTTCTCTATCTTTAAAAAATACTCCTTATCATCTATCAAACCTTCACACTCATCTAAAATATCATAAGCAGGTAAAGGAAATACAAAAGACAATATAGGTTCTTTAATTAAATGTTCTCCAGTTAAAACTAAGTTTACTACACTTTGACATGCAGAATTCAATCCACATTCCTTAATAACCTCGGGAGATAATGTATCTGTAGTTCCACCTATTAAATAAATTGGAACTCCGAATGCTTTTTGTGATTTTAACAATTCCCCATAATAATCTTTGCTCATATGAACATCTACTTCTTTAACACTCATTCCACTTTTTATATGATTAATCCAATCCGTTGTTGACCTCGTATGTTCTGTTTGAAATACTAACGCTATATCAAACTTCAAATGTAAGTTTTGTCTAAGATGATAAGAATAATCCTCTATAACTCCTTGATTACTATTACCTTGTCTTGAAAAATTAACTACAAAATGTCCCTCATCCATTAGGTATTGTGTCAATCCTAAATGATTTAACTTAAAACTACCATCAGTTTCACCATTTGCAAAACTATCCCCGAATATTGCTATATTCATAAATCAAAACTCTCTAAACTACCATACATTGGGTCATTATCATAAAACTTTGACAGTAATGTATTTTCATATTTGTCTCTCACTTGTAAAAATGTATCTCTATTAGAATAATCAAATTCCCATCTATCTTTCCATACTTCTAAATGTCCCCACTTTCCATAATAATGATCTCGTTTATTCCCTGCTCTTGGTGAATTCTCTGGTAATCCGTGTGCTGCCTTTGTTCTTTGGTCGTGTTTAAAATCAAACTGTGAAAGACATACATTGTATATATTTTGATTTAAATATTGAAATGCTATGTCGTCCCACGCATGGAAAAAATGATAGTCTCCAGTTGGTGTTATATTTTCCAAATAAGATTCTATATTGATACAACTTACATACCATGCTGGTGATTCTACTGCAAATGGTTTATCAAAACCTGGTGTATCATATCTAACTTGTGTATTAGGATAGTATTTTACATTTCTATACCACATATCTCCTACTTCTAACGGTGTTCGTGCCGTATTATCTAATAAGTGACCATCATTTATAAAATCTTGATGTGCTCGACCAGAATGATAACAATTAAATCCTATAGCACCAAACTCTTTTAATTCATTTCCTATTACAAAATCATTAAATGTTGAGAAAAAAGTTGGTTGTAATGGAAAACAATCGTGTTGAAACCAAACAATAACCTTCACTCCCCTATCCCCAAAATAATTACAGGCTGTGGTTAGATTGTTTTGCATTCCTCGTTCTTCTCTATCTTGATATACTACACCAAACTTATCACATATTGCCTTACCACTTTCTTTATTTGTATCATCCGAGTCTTCATCTATATTTAGTATATCAAAACCTTCGGTATCTACTTTATTTAACCAATTGTATAATAAATTGTAATTATTTCTACTTGTAAATAATATCCCTATTTTTTTATTCATTGTCTTTCTTCAATTTATCTAATAATTCATCACTAATAAGTTTATGAAAATGTTTTGATGGGTGTTCGTCTGTTACTCCTAAATGTCCCAAATCTCCACTTATTTCTAATACCTTTAAACCATGATTTGGTCTACCTAAACAAAATTGTGGATACTTGGTTGCCAACTCATCATAACTATTATATTCTTTATCTGCATATGGTATTTTAACAAAATATGGTTCGTTTCGTAAAAAATATGCTATATCGGATGGATAACTCCACACTAAAAGTTTAACATTTAACTCTTTACATAATTTATAAAGTTCTTTTACTTCTTCTATTGTATCCTTTAATCGTTGTTTATACTCTTTTTCATAATCCCAATCTCCAACACGTTCATTCTCTGGAGGTAAATCTCTTTCTACATGCGTAAGTTGTAATATAACAAATTTAATTTCTCTATTTAATAACTTATCATTCTGTAATCTAAAATCGGGTTTCTTATCTGATTTATCTGGCCACCATTGTGGTGGGCCCCATCCTTTATATCCAGGGTGATTTGGATCCATATCCACTTGACGTAAAAGAGTATTACCTATTAAATTAATATTATTTCCATTTTCTCCACCATTAGTTTCCTTTGTGATATAACCCATATCAAGTTCTTTTGAAATCAAATCAATGTATCGTAACGATTTAATAGATTCTAAATCTCTATTAGTTATTTTATGTGATAAATTCATCCATTGATAATGTGAACCTTGTAAATCTGATAAGAAAAACTCTTTAATTTCTTCCTTGGACATTTTACTATTTTGTATCCAATCATAATATTGTAATCCTTGGCCCCAAGTAAAAGAATCTCCTACGGCTACAAATATATCCTCAGCCATAAAACTCTACCCACCTACTAATTTATCACAAAAAGGAATTATAACTTCTTCAGTAAATTTTTGATGTCCATATGGTAGGGGATGATTATCGCTACCCGTTAATCCGTTTTCTGGGTGATTTTCTTTTACCCACTCATAACACCCACTTATAGGTAAAAATTTACTATAATCTATATTATCATTTAAATATTTTACATCTGGATCCTTTAACGTGTTTCCAAATCTCATCCCGTATTCTTTTGTACCAAAAATATCCATATACGTAGTCATAAAATAATCAATTTTATTTACTTTTAAAAAACTTTGAACCGCTAATATATTAAACATCGTATTAACTAAACTTCCTACATTGGAATGTAAATATTTATAATATATTTTAGCCATTGAATCAGTCTGTGCTGGATGCATAATACTCCAATACTTTTTTCTTGGTACTACTTCAGTTGGATTTTCTATCAACCCATCAGTTTCAACATACTTCTTTGCTTCTTTACTCAATGTATAAATCTCGTGTCTATCTATTCCTGACCACATTATTCCAACTAAAATATCTTCTGGTTTATTTATTTTAAGTAATTGAGTTGTTTGATAAATAATTTGTTTAGCTATTAAACCATTACCAATACTTCCCATAGCAGGATTTCTCAATCTTAAATTATAATGTGTTGCTACATATTTTGGCCAAGAATCTTTTTTTAAATTTTTTGATGATCCCATTGTAAAACTACATCCACTTGTCAATAAAATTTTTTTATCCATATATAACTTCCCAATGTTCAACCATTTCATCTAACATAGTTTCAAAAGTATATTCGTGTTTCCAATCAAGTATTCTTCTAGTTTTACTCGAATCACCTTTTAAATCAGTTAATTCTTCTGGTCTCATATATTTTTGATCCACACCAACATAATCTTTATAATCTAAATCTAATTTACCAAACACATGCTCACACAATTCTCTAACTGAATGTGATATACCAGTAGAACAAACAAAATCATCTGGAGTATCGTGTTGTAACATTAACCACATACATTTCACATAGTCTTTTGCATGACCCCAATCACGAGTTGCATCTAAATTACCCAATAATAGTTTATCTGTTAGTCCGTATTTAATTCTCACCGCCTCTTTTGCTACTTTGTTAGTTACAAAATTACTTCCTCGTCTTGGTGATTCGTGATTGAATAATATTCCATTACTTGCAAACAAATTATATGAATGTCTATAATTTCTCGTAATATTATAACCATAAACTTTTGCACATCCATACGGACTTGTGGGATTCATCGATGTAGTTTCTCTTTGAAACCCATCGTCATCAAATGAATTACCAAACATCTCTGAAGAAGATGCCTGATAGTATCTTGAATTAGGACATAACAATTTCATAGATTCCAAAATATTCAATGTGCCAATTGCAACTACTTGTGTGGTATAAATTGGTTGGTCGAATGATATTCTAACGTGAGATTGTGCCGCCAAATTATATATCTCATCTGGCCTTACTTGCTCTAATACTCTATTGAGAGATGCCAAATCTAACATATCTGCATACTCAAGATTTATTTTTTTAAAAACACCATCTAATCTCGCAGTTTGATTTTCTGCTACGGAATTTCTTTTTAAAAGTCCCCAAACCTCATAACCCTTTTCTAATAATAGTTCGGATAAATAGCTACCATCTTGTCCGTTGATTCCTGTAATCAGTGCCTTTTTCATTCTGATATCTCTCCATTAATAATTTCTGTAATAAATGTTATTTCTTCTACTGTTAATTTTGGATGGTTGGGAACATAAAATCCATCTCTGTCTATTAGAGATACATTTGGTAATTCCAATCTTCCATAATGTTTAACATAAAATGGTTGAGTTCCCATTGAACCACATATCATTGGCCTAACCTCAACTTTATTTTCTTGTAATTTTTTAACTATCTTATCTCTATGTGAACTTATTACTGGATATGCAAAATTAGAAGTTAAAGAATCAAAGTATGAAGTTGGTTTCCATTCTGTATTTATTAACCGTTGATAAAGATAATAGTTATCTTCTCTCCGTTTTCCCCAATCGTCCAATTTATCTATTTGTGTCAATCCAATATATGCCTGTAAATCTGTTGACCTAAAATTAAATCCAGAATAATAAAATGTATATAATGCATTAAATTCTGAAACTCCCCATTCTTTTTGTAACTTAACTTGAGTTTCTTTACTCAAATCTCTATCCCAACCGTGACTTCTTATAGATACCAATAACTCATAAAAGTCTTTATCATCAGTTGAAATTATACCACCTTCAATTGTAGAAATATGATGACCAAAGAATGTCGAGAAAGTTGATGCCAATCCAAATGTTCCGAGTTTTTGTCCTATATATTCACAACCCATTGCCTCACAAGTATCTTCCAATAATATAACATCATACTTATCACATAATTCTACTACATTTTCCATATCGGGTACTAATCCAAGAACTGATACTAACAATAAAGCCGAAGGTGATTCGTCTACAAATATTTTTTCCAAGTGTTCTAAATCAACTGATAAATCATTCAAGTTAGAATCACATAATAAAGGTTTTAATCCTAATTGTATTACTGGTGCCAAATCAGTAGACCACGCCGTGGATGGAACTACAATTTTAGTATTTTTTAAATACTTACCTTGTAGTAATGCCGATAATACCAATAGATTTGCAGATGAACCAGAATTTACAAATACTGAATGTTTTCTTCCTAACCAATTAGAAAACTTTTCTTCAAATTCTAATGTTACCGTCCCCTTTGTTAATCGTGGGTAAGTTTTTAACCAATCTACTAATCTATCAATATCTTTTTCATCTATTGTATCTTTTACTAAACTAATCATTTAAAACCTCATTCAATTTTTCATATGTTTTTTTCATACCATCTTCTAAACTTGTAAATTCAAAATTAGGATATAATCCTAATAATTTTTCTGAACTAATATCTTTTCTAAACTGACCATCTGGTTTATCACTATCCCATTCAATTTTTAAATTTTCTTTACCACACACTTTTAATGCCGTTTCTGCCATTTCCTTAATTGTGAAGTTAAAATTGGGTGCCACATTAAAACTTTCAAGTATGTCATTATCAATAACAAATTTAAATACTTTAGCCAAATCATCCGCGTACATAAATTGTCTATACGGTTTTCCTGAACCAAACAATGTTATCTTATCTGTTGCATAATAAATCTTTTTAAGTAATGCTGGTATGAAATGACTATGATGGTCTTCAAATTTATCATACTCTCCATACAGATTACAAGGTGCTACCCAATTCCAATTCAACTCGTGTTGTTTATTATAAGATTCTATTCTTGTTAATAAAGTTCTTTTAGCCATAGCATATGCAAAATTACCAGCAGGTGCCTTACCTTTAAAAACATCATCTTCTGTCATTGGGTATTTATCAACCACATCTGGAAAAATACAACTCGATAAACAGGCAGTTAATCTTTCAACTCCTTGTTCTTGGCTAGCCTTTAACACATTAGTATCTATTGCTAAATTAGTTTCTAAATAATCTATAGGATAATTCATATTATCCTCAATACCACCCACTCTTGCTGCCAAATGTATAACCCTTTTAGGATGGTAATATGCTAAAACTTCTCTTGTTTCTTTATAATTAGTTAAGTCTGCATCCAAACTTGATAAATATTTTACAGTATCTTGTCCTTCTGGTTCTAACGGATGATTACTAATTATATATTTTTGTAAATGTTTACCAACTAATCCATTACCTCCAGTGATTAATAAATCATATCTATTTTTCATCTAATTTCACCTTATGTATTCCTTTATGTTGAAAGTGTCTACACTCTCTAACATCTTCCTTTATCCAATTAAAATTTAATCTTCTTTTCCACGCCACATAATTAAAACTCATTTGGTCTAAATGACTATAATATTTCATTTCTTCCCACCACGATTCTCCTGTCATCCACACATCTTTTTCCATATGTCTTCTAACTAATACCATTGCACTTAATAATCCTAAATTTGGTGGAAAATTTTCCCTCATATATTTATCAGTTTGTTTCTGTATCAATTTAGGATCATCTTTATATGCTTTAATCCCCTTCCAAGGTTCTCTTGCTAAATTCGTTTCACCAAACTGAAATATCCTTCTGGCTTCTTCATAAATACAATTCCACGGATCAAGTGCACAACTCATTTTATCATATACGGCCATATTTGGTTTAGGTGAAGAATGTGCTGGAATAATTGCTCCTGTTTGACCACCATCAGAAGATTCATTATAATCCCACAAATATTCCTGTATCAATTCATTAACATCACCTCTACATTGTGCATTCCCATCTACCCAAACACTATACTCATATTCTGATAAAAATCTATGTGGTAGTGCCTTATACTTTCTTGCATTTCTTACGGCTGGATTTTTCAACTCTGGATTATTATACAATGGTAAAGTATATCTAATATCCCAAGTATCAGATTTCATATCTTTACTATCAGTAAAACACACATAATCTACATTATCGGGTTTAACCAATGGTTCATATAAAAAATCATATCCACCAAAAATTGCAGTATAGACAACTACATTACTCATAAATAAATCTCTCCATCTACATAATTGTGAGCAATTGGAAACTGTCGTTGAACTGTATATAGTTTAGAATATCTACTTATGGTTTGTAAAGTACCACATTGATTACCTACATTTAACTTTGCCTTTGACCTAATATACAATTGTATTCTCAAATCTATATTTCTCATATCTAAAGCTAATTTTGGAAAAAAGAATGGTGTTTCTCCAATGGGTTTATATGTCCAATAAAAATATGGTAATGGATTTTCTTTTAAAACTTTTATTATCTTTGTAGTTTCATTCTTTAAGGTTTTTTCATCGGGGTTTCCATATTGTGTTCCAAATCTATCAGATACTAATAATCCACCAAAATCTTCATCACCCACAACCTGTTTTATAATTCCATCACCTAACTCTTTTTCCTCATCACTCCAATACATTTCTGGTCTACAGTCTTCCATTTCATTTTCTTCAAACTGCCAAAACTTTAACATTTGTTTAATAAGTGGTATATCAGTATTGTCTTTATCATATATTCTATAATGGTCGTGAAATACCTCACCATCTATTTCATCAACAAACTCATCCACATATGGATTGTTATCAAATATCAATTTTGAAATGTTTGACTCCACTCCAAATAAATTTTTAATCATTTTACTTGATGGTATTTTTACCTTGGAATTTGGATACTTCCCGTTCAATATACGAGGTAGTGCAGATATTACTCCCCAATCACCAATTCCTTGAGCACCTCTACATATAACAAATTCTTCATTTTCTAAATATTCATCTGGAATTCTTAATCCTTCTGTATTATCAAAACCTAAATTATCTACTTCACCTACTACGTGTAATTTATTATCAAAAATTCTATTAAATAACATTAATTAAATCCTTAGAATAATCCTCTAATTTTTTAATCTTAAACTTAAAAATTTCTAATTGCAACTCTCCCACTTCACCTGAATCTTTAAGTATATCTGATAAGTTCACTAATATCTGAAAATTCTGTGATGTTAAAAGGTTACAATCTAACTCAATCACCACATCATTTTTAGGTTCTATGTGTTGTGAATGAATTTTTTTACTTAAATCAAATTGAGTATTTGGTTGTTCTTCTTTTATATAACCATTTACTCCATATCCTTTATGCCCTACCCAATCACCGTATATGTCTGAACACCACGGCTCTAATTCTTTTAACATTTGAGTATTACAATTATGAACCACAAATCCTATATCATATTTTGGTGGAATGATTGGTTTCATCATTTCGTCGTGTCGTACCATATGTCCCCATTTGCGTATGAAATTACGGGTGCTACGAAGGTTTTGTTCTAACCACTCACTCGATTCCCTGCCTTTCATAAACACTTGTCCCGCGGGATTTCGAAGTGCTCCGTCCTTAAATCTTGAACCTCTACAAGTCATATGATATACAAAACCTTCCCAAGTTTGAATCAATTCATATCCTGCTAATACAAATCTATTAAAGATATCTGAATCTTCTTTAGATTGTGGGGCGTATAATGGGTCGTGGCCACCTATAGATTGAAAATCTTTTTTGTATATTGCCCAAGGTGCAAATATACCTTCGGTAAACTTAGCGAAATTATAATCTGTTCCATGCATTAATTGAAGTGTAGTAACTTTTTTTAATAACGCTTCCTCATCAAATTCTTCAGGTTCTATACCAAAATCTTCTAATACCTTTTCGGGCCCATCAGGATGTAGAGGTGGTTCTATTCTTGTAAGAGAAACTACCTTACCTGGTTCTAAATGTTTATATATTGCTTCATCTGATTTAGGACATAAATACATATCGGCGTGAAATATCATAACTACATCGTGTGTGGCATAATCATTAATCAATGTATCATATAGTATTGTGTGTCCTAATCTTGTAGGCCCATGATTTCTATGAAACTTGATATTCTTATCTCGTTTCATCCAAACCAATACTTGTTCCATTGTACCATCATCAGAGAAATCATCAGCAATACATATCTCGTGTTCTACTGACGAGTTCTTACGAATACTTTCATATGCTTGTTTTAGATATTTTAGATTATTCCTACTTGGAATAATAAAACTTATTACTCTGTCCATTGTTTATTCCAATTCTCTAACCACTTATATTCTGTATAATACTCACTAAATCCTTTTTGTGCCTGAAGAGAACACTCATCATAATAACCCATATCTTCTTTTAGTAACTGTGCTTTTCTAACTGCAGTTTCTAAGTCTCCTACATCTACTGTCAAATTAGGATGACAATTTTCTTGTGTGTCTAATCCTCTATAACCAATACAAGGTATTGAATGAAATGCACAATTCATAGCAAATGTTCCTGCCGCGTGAGTTCTCATTAAATGAACTCCTATATTATATTGTGATAAATTATTAATCCACTCTCTCCAAGTCATATATGGTAAATACTGAATATCTTCGATTGCATCTTCTTGTTTTTGTTTTCTACCCATTGATGGTGCATAAATCGTAGCATCTGTTTCTCTCGCCACAATATAAGAATCAAATCCACCATACCAACTAACAAAGTTACCACCTATAATAGTGGCATCTCCCCATTCACTTCTTGGTAAGATATCTTCTGGTATCATTAAGCTTCTCATCACTCTTACATCTTCACAACCTAATCCTCTATAATATTTCACATCAGATTCATTATGACAATACACCCAATCTGCCGACCTCAACGTATTATAATAATGAAACTGTTTATCTATATCGTAGTCTTGAAAATACCAATGTGGGCCTTCTTGCATTATTGCAACTTTATCACAACACTTTCTTATAAAATCTAAATTAACCTTTGGATTATTCTTCGGTATAATAACAATACCCAAATCAAACTTTTCTCTTGGTAATACATCAAGTGCACACATAGGAGCATCTAATGCCAAACACCACGCTACTTCTGTACGAGCGTTTGGAAAATCTCTTGGATACTTTTGGTTATTTCCTGTTTCTGAAAAGAATGCTACTTTCTGTTCTAACAGTTTCATTTATAAAACTCCTCGTAGGTTCTCTTTATCCAATAATTGGCATCTCTACCCATTTCGTTTGGTGGTATTGCATTGAAATGAAATACATAACCACAATTTTTAAATATTAATTCATCTTTAAACCACATTTTAGGATGTAAAAATAATAACTGTTTAGAATGTAAATCTTGTACGTTATAACAAATTGGTAAATAATTTATTTCTATATTTTGAAATCTCAATAAGTAATTAATTATTGTTTGGTCTGTTCCTGCCCGAACTTGTGCTATTGCATTTTGTACAGGTTGTTTATTTTCTAAATAATAATTTCTCACATATTCGAAAAATTCTTTGTGGTCTTTATTAACAATCTGAAATCCACAATTTATATAATCCCATACCTTAAACGGAATATCACCTGGAAATAATAACTTAGAAAATCCATCCATTGACCTTCTCACCCATTCAAAACTGCCATTGTTTCTAACTGCACTATACTTACCATCTGATTCATTAAAGAAGTTAGGACACTCAGGGTGAACTATTGTATCTGCATCTACTATCAATATCTGGTCATAGTCAATATTATTTGCCTCTAATATATCAAACATATAATATCGTTGCCAAGTTATTTTCATTTGTTCTACGGGCAATAATAAATCTTCCCATACAACTAATTCACAATCATACTTATCACAGAAATGTTTCCAACTATTAATTGAATAACTGTATGATTTATTTCTACCATCTCCTAAATCTATATTTGGTATAAAAACTACATTCTTACTCATTCAGTATACCTTCCACTCTGAGATTTATTCCACATTCTTTCATATAAATAAAAATATACTATCCCTGTCACATTCATAATGACGGCATTGTATAATGGTATTTCGGTTAATCCTAATGTTAATATCATCCAAGAATTACTGAAAGCTACAACTCTCCAACCAATAGATTTTCTTAATGACCGTTTACGAGTTTCCCTAAACATTTACCAGCTCACATCCCAATCTTTAAAATCTGATGCAATACAATCAACCTTATAATCTTTCCTACCACCAACTACTTCCATTATTTTATTAATAGCAGTATTCCTAATACCATTTAACCCATGAGTTAACATAAGATTATCTGAACCTTTTGTTCCTTTACGAACTTGAGATTCATTGTGCCAAATGTGAGTATTCATTTGTGCTAATACAACTATTGATCTAATAACAGATCCTGTTATTTCACCGTTGTGTTCTTTAAGAATCATATCAATGTCGTGAACCATATCACTCATCTCTTTAGCATAATTCTTTTTGTTCTCTGGTATAAATACTTCCTTTAACTGATGTATGCTAAGTCTATCTATTAATTCACCTAATGTTGGTAAAAATTTACGTTGTTTGGATTTTTTCGTATAACTCATTCTGTTTTTCCTGTTTTTTTATAGTCTTTGGATGATATAACGACAATTCTTCGTGTGGTGGTAAATGTGCTTGTGTGGTATGTCCAGTAATATACTCATGTACTTTTCTAGTCCACCTTATCTTTTCATCATTACGAAATACTCGTGCCTGATAATCTGGAAAATTTACCCAACCTTTTTGTGTAACTTTCCATCCCCATTTTTGTATATGTTCTTGTGTCATACCATCGACTGTATTTACTCGTGGAATCCATACCAAATCCACATCATTCATCTCTAAAATTGTATGTATTTGTTCCATCAATACTTCATGTGGAATTTCATCTGCATCTAAATGAAATATATAATCTCCACTACTCAGTTTCTTGGTATGATTTTTCAAGTCTGAAAAATTACCGTCAAACTCATATGGGTGCCAACTAAACTCACCATTTACTGAATGTGTTCTTAGATAATCTTCAACACCTTTAGAACCATTTTTAGAATCGTAAGTGATTACTATTTCGTCTTGTAACTCTTTGTGTTTTAATAAAAATGTAACTAATTTTTGTAACTCCGTTTCTTCATTACAAACGGTTATTGCATAACTTATTCTCATTCATATTGTTCCAATAACAATTTACTTAATTCTCTATCTAACTTAACCGATTCTAAAAATACTTGGCTTTTCCGTGCCTTTTCAAAATCATAAGTTCTATATATGTTTAAAGACTTTATTTTATTTTTTAATTTATTATATACGGCTTCCAAATTTCTTCTATTTGCCCTTTTATGAAACTCCAATCTAAATATTTTCTTTTTAGCATCAAACACAACAACTTCACCATATTTCAAAAGTACATCAGTTATCATTTTAGTATTTACAACTGTTGGTCTATTTGATTCTTCTAATTTTAAACCAACAACATACTTTTTTCCACTTTTACCTACTGATTTCCGTCCTGGTTTAGACAATACCAACAGAGTATGTGTTAAAGTTTTGTTAGTAGTTCCTGAAAGATATCTGAAAGATATAATATCTCCTGCTCGTACTTGATTCCATCTTGTTAATATTTTTGCCATTTATTTCAACCAAAGTTTTTATTAATTATTATTTCCAAAAAGTCTAATGTTTTAAGGAAATCAAATTTTTCAACTTCCATTCCATTCTCTACATCTAACTCTTTACTATAATTATCTTTATCGGTCTCAATATACTTACACGCTTTCCATTTATATGTTTTTTTATCCCGTATAGGAAACACTACTCCTCTTGCTCCCATATTCATTACTGAGGGATACCAATATATTTTTCTATTGATATCATAATGTGATAAGGATTCAACTAAATATGGTGTGTTATCTAAATGTTTTTCTAAAAATTCTGATTCTGGAATTAATCGAGTATCACTCATAAACCCACATCTGAAACATAAGAAACTGGAATAGTCTTCCACTTTCGTTTCAAAACACATTTTTTTAGAATAACAATGGGGACATTTTATATTTACTTCCATTATAACTTCTTCAATTTAGGTAGATTAACTTTTTTTAATTTTGGTAATTTTATATCTACTTCCTCTACTGGTATGGGTAGATAAGCATCTAATATTTCTCCCAACTTTTCTGTCATCTTATCTCGTGTAAACTTTTTAGCAAACTGTTGTTGTTTAAGTGCTTTCTTCTTAAACTTTTTATAATTTTTTGTTATATTTTTTAACATACTTCTTACAACACCGTAATTAACCACGAACCATTTAGCTTCTTTAACATAAATATTTTTTGGAAAAGAATCCTTTGGTACATTTTTTAAATCTCCTGGTAATAAAGTAGTATATCCTTTATTTAGAAAATCTACCTGCCCACTCCAATCGGATGCCATAATTGGTTTTCCTGTTGTGGCGAATTCCAATAACGGTCTTCCAAAACCTTCACCGTGAGTTAAACTTACCATTGCCTTAACCTTTGGATGATTATACAACTCATTCATTTGATCATCTGCTAAATCTCCATGTAGAAGATAAACTTTAGGTAATGTCTTAATATTTCCACCACACGATTTTTTAATATGTTTTATTTTCTTTAAAATATCATATCTATCCATCACCGAAGTAGTTGCCCCACTCGTTTTTAAAATCAATGCTGGTTTTTTAATAACATTTTTAAATGTATCAAAATATAACTTAATCGTACTCGAAATATCTTTTCTATCATGTCCAAACTCACCTTGTAACCAATGACCACATACTAAAAAACAAAAATCTTCTTTAATCGTATTTAATTGAGTAGTTAAATCACTTTTTATTATATTAGTTGGTGAATATAACTTATCATCATACCCCTCAAACAAAACTTCAATTGGTTTTTCAACCATTGCTTCACCAATTTTTTCATTTGTTTTATCATTTAATTTATCAAACTTTGTATTTATACATACATTTTTTGTAAAATGTGAAGGAACAATAGTCATATCCATTTTATTCAATCCATCAATCCACTCTCCAGGAATTGCAGTGAATTCTGTACCTGCAGTAATTCCTATATTATAGGTTTTTCCCCATTGTTGAAATTCATTTGGAATTACTATATGAACATGATAATCTGGTTGTGGATATGTTTTCTCACTTAACTCATAAAGCAACACATCTAATATTCGTTTATGTTGTTTATCAGTCTCATCCAAATAATCCATTGCCGTATTTCCCCATCTAACTGGATAAACTGCAACATCGTATTTGTCTAAATCTAATAAAGATAAAACTATATCTCTTGCATGTGCCCCATAACCACTTCGTGTTGTAACTGGTGCTGTAACTAGCATTCTTGGTTTATTACTCATTTACGCCTCTACTAAATCAAAATTATTTCTTGGTGTCCATTTCTCGAATGCCGTATCCATATCTTCTATGAATCTATTACACATTCCTTTAGCTGAAAGATTTGTGTCATCTCTCAACATATATTCTCTGCCTTTTAAAGCCATCTTATCTCGTTCTTCCGTTGGTACTTTATACCACTCGTGAATTTGATCTGCAGCATCCTCATAATCACTTCTGTCGTCAAAGATATATGGTGTTGGTACTGAACCTTGTAATGACCTACATGCTGGCCAAACAGGTTTTACCCATTCACCCCAAGTCAAATCAGGATTATCTTTCCATTCTTTTTTATTATGTAAAGAATGTACCCACTCATAATCTTTAGCGGTTAATAACTTACCCTTGTATCTAAATCCACATTGGTCTTGCATACCACCTGTAACATTTACAATGATTGGTGTTCCTGCCATAACTGATTCTGCCGTTCCTAAACCAAATCCTTCATTGGATGCGATATTAATAGTAACATCCGCTATATTATACAAATAATTCATTTGGGCGGTATCAAGTTTTGCTCCAGAAAATATTACATTTAAATCTGGCATCAAAGCTTCGGCCACTGCAGGTAAATCAGTTCCATTATTATCTACTGGATGTGTGTGCATCACTAATGCACATTTCTCTCGTTCTTCTTCAGATAACTTATCTGTAAAAGTTTTAAATGCCATTAAAACATCTCCAGGATTTTTCCTTCTAATATTTCTATTATTAAAATAAACAATAAAAGAATATTCTTTATCTTGATATAACTCATCTTTAAACTGTACGAACTTAGCATCAGTATCATCTATTGGTTTAAAATCGTCTGAATTAATTCCGTGTGGAACATATGTACATTGCCAATCTTCTACTGGTTTATTTTGTCTTACATTTTTTACAATATTAACCGTTTGTTTAGAAATATTCATAAGTAGATCACAACTCTCATAAAAAGGTTGATTCCACATAGGATATGGTAAATCATCCCAAATGTTATAATAGAAAATAGGTATCTGTGACCTAATCTCTCTTTCCATCTGATATAACCACATCCAAAATCTTGGATCTGTATAAATCATTATAGCATCTGGCCTTTCCAATCTCAAAATTGACCTTAACATATCAGGGTTACCGTAACCACTCGAAGGATATATCTTTAAATAACCATCATCTATACCAAAATCTTCTTTTAGAGCATCTTTCATATCCACCGCTTTACCTTCATCGGGATGTTTTATAGCTCCACCAATTTGGGCCCAATCGTAATGATTAATTGTACCTAATACAAATTCCTTCGAAACTGTACCTACTCCACTCGACATTCGTAAATCGTCTGAGAGTAGTAATATTTTCTTTTTATTCATAACATGCTACCTGACTTTTCTAAATCCACATAGTTTTTTATTTTATCTTTAAATTCTTCATCGGTGTTATATATATCGAGTGCCCTATTTACAAATTTTTGTAATGTAAATTCATCTTCTAAACATTTACGTTTAAATTTTAAATGGATACTTTTTAATATCTTTACCGATGTTAAGTGTAACTTATCCATAACATCTTTCCAATATATTCATATATATAAATATATATTATCTCATTAATTAATTATTAATATTCGTTTTCCTAACTTCTCTGCCTCACTTAAAGTATGCCTTGTACCATTTGATACAGCTCCTTCTGGTATGAAACCTACCACCATCTCACTATATTCCGCTATCAGTTTATTTCTCGCGAAAAAGTTTCCTACATAATATTTTTGTCCATATCTTCCTCGCTTTAATACACAATGTTGATTATATGAGTAATGTACTGGTGGAAATTCTGCGTATTTTACATCAAATCCAAGTGAAAATTTCTTAGCGTAACCATCGGCCCCCTCTTTTTGACCACCACTAACTATTACTAATTCATCTCCAAATTTTTCTTTCAATTGAAAAATAAATTCTTTTATTTTTAATTTATTCTCGTATTCTCTACTACCTACGATACCTATCTTCATTTATACTTTCAGTCAGTTCTTTTTTGTTTTTTAACTTGTTTATTATGAGAACAAAAATCTACAATTTCTTTAAATTGTTTAATACCGTCCACCAATTTATCCGAATTATAATAATGATATTGAAACCTACCAGATACCTCGGATGTATTAATTCCAGCAGGCACAATATCAAACCATATAAAATTTTGAGGGCCTGAAACCAATTTGGTATGTATAAAAGTTCTATAATGATCCCTACGTTCCCACGCAGTTATAAAAGATTTAAGTTTTTTTGGTTCAACTTTATCTTCTTTCTTATCATACCACAAATATAAAATTGTTGGATTTTTTAATTCTTCGTAGGTGGCTGTTAAAAATTCTAATGTCTTTTTATTTTCCAATAAATGTGGTAGATACATTCTTAAACTAATTTTCTGTAATCCCATTATTTCACTCCCGCATCACAATGTTCCGTCTGGTTAAATTCACACCATCTACAGTTTTTCTTGGACGCTTCCTTTTTAAAAGTATGTTCCGTATTATGCTTTCCGTTTACAAAGCCCTCTTTAACAAAATTCTTTAAATTGAGTATTACTTTATTCATAGATGGTACACCACTTGCTGGTGCAAAATATTGAACTCTTTTTTGAGGCCAATCTACATTTTCATACAATCTACGTTTAACAATAAAGTATTCTACATCAATCTTATCAATTGGATAATCATACATCTTTGAATAAAACTGTTTATATAACAAAAGTTGTGATGTTTTATTCTTATCTGCTTTCATCCACTTATTCCAACCCATCGTGGAAGTCTTTATATCTATAATTTTTATTTTTTGAGTTATTTTATTTTTAATAACTAAATCTATAAATCCTCTAAACATAATTCCATCTTTTAGTGGAAAATTTAGTTCAGTTTCTATTCCTAATAGTTCATAACCCTTTTTAGAAAAATAATCACCTCTACGTTTTTTAAGAAAATCTAAAATTGCACATCCATCTTTCCAAAATTCTGTTAATTCTTCGGGAGTGGTAAAATGTTCTGCCCCCTCCAATTCCATTTTCTCGTGGTAAAGTGTCTTCATTCGAGAAAGTAGTAAATCTTCCAAATCTAATTCATTTGCTAACTTAGCTGTCTTATTATAAATACAATGTATCCAAGTTTGCATAGTTTCATGCATCGCTGTACCGAATAAAGTATGAATACTATCTGTAAAGCTGGATAATCTATCAATGTAATTTAATTTCCATCTATACGGACATTGTGCCCACATAGAATATTGAGAATAACTTATATTAACTTGTTTAGTTTCTACTTGCCCCATTTNCCATTNTTTACGATTGTTGCCATAATTCCATAGTTGGATACATCAAGATAAGCATCTTCCATCGGTTCACCATTTACTGCGGCTTTCTTACCACTCATCAATAAAGTTTTTAATCTTTGAATCTTATCATTCATTCTAAACCATAGACCCGTAAGTGATAAATGTATCTCATCCTTTGTTTGTAATTGTGTTCCAACACTTATGTTACCTGGACCGTAATCGTGTTGTTTGTGACAGAACAATACATATTGTTCTTGTTGTAATCTTTTAAATTCTTTGGTCATCTCTGGCCATTCTTGTTCCATCAGTGTCACAATGTCGCCATGGTCACCTGTTAAATAAGAATTTACTTCTTTTTTTGTACTTGCTTCTTTAATAACTTTCATTTTGTGTTTTTTCTCCATATCATCTAATATATTATTTGGAACTATCATATCATATTCCCATTTGTTTTAACTCTTTATCGGTATACCCGTATTTAGATACCAATTCTCTAATTTGTTTTTTAGATAATAGTTTTAAATAGTCTTCCGATTCGGATTGACTACATTCGAAATATTCAGAAATTTTCTGAACAACTTGTGTATTATAAATAGGGTCTTTTTTCTTCTTAATATATTTTAAATACTGCTTACCCTTCGGTAATATACTGGAATATACAACATAAAGCTGACGTGGGTCAAGCTTTAATTTCTGTATTTCATTAACAAAATCAGTCCACTCCATTTTCATAGAGAGAAAACGATTAATCATATAATTAGACCATTGTTTCTTCTCTGTTTCTGTTAAAGTGATCCAATAATCTTTTGTTTTATTTATTGTTATATGATTAAGATGATCAAATAGACCTTTAGGTTTCAAGTCCACTACCTTCTAATAACTTTTTCGGAACTGTACCACAATTACCACAACTATAAACTTGAATTGGAACTAATCCTTCTTGTCCAGATGGTGATAAAATTGCAGAAACTCGTTTAATCACATATGAGGTAATAAACAAATAATTATCACATTCCTCACATTGTAAAGTATCTGCCTTAGATAAATCTACAGTTTGTTTAGGTTTAGATAAAGGTTTCATAGGTTTTGTACTCATTTTAGTTCACCATCTTTATATTCTCTTCCAGACATAATATTATCAGTTCGTACAATCAAATATTGAACAATCTCATTAAATAAACCGAGTGCCTTATTTTTGTCTTCACAATCTGGAAATAAATCAAAAAATTGTTCCTCTAAATTTGTGATATGTTCATCCCTTGTGTTTGGTATATCACCTATATGTTTCCACATACTTTTCTCCTATTATTTCGATTCTGATATTGAAGCTTTACGATAATCTGTTACCAGTTTTTTTATCTCTCCAATATGTTTTCTTGCTCTACCACCAGCTGCTTTGTTACCTTTTTCAGCATGTACTGCGTGATTTAGATCAAATTCTTCAAAGTGTTCTTTGATTTTTGCGTGTAGTTCTTTAACTGTTGCCATTTTGTTTCTCCTGTTGTTTTGTTTAAATGATTTCGTCCACTAAACCGTATTTCAAACACGTTTCAGCATCCCACATTAAATCATGTTTTAATATTTCATTTAATTTTTTGACTGGAACTTTTGTATATTTCTTATATACATTTTTAATTGTGTCCATCATCAAATCTAAATTTTGTTTTGCATCTTGAAACTCTGAATATTTTCCCCAAAAGTTTGAAGATAATTGATGTATTAACATATATGAATGTCTACTAATAAATCTCTTATTACCCACTATTGAAAGAAATGTTGCTGCACTTGCAGCAAATCCATCAACATATGTATAAACTGGGACTTTACATCTCAGTATTGTATCCATTGATGCTATTCCTGAAATAAGGGAACCGCCTCCCGAATTTATATGTAGATGAATAGGATATGGTTCTACATCCAAGTTATTTGCCATTGTAAAACTTCTTACTTGTAATTCACCAATCTTTTTATTTAGTTCTGCTGCACTTTCTCTATTCACTCCTGCATAATAATAAATCTTGTTCTCATGTACTGCTATATGTTTTTCTGTAATTTCTTTATTATTAACTGCTTTCTTAACGGGAGAGTTTTTCTCTCCCCAATACTTTTCTTCCATTATGTAATTACTCCTAATATTTCTATTAACATTGCCATTGCATTTATCTCTTTATCTACTACATGGGTATCGGATGATTCATATCGTGCAATAATCAAAATACATTCTGCTATATGACCCGTCCCATAAGTATCTACTTCATCGTATAACAATCTGAAAAAATCTGCAAAATCTGTAACTTTTGCATCTGCCAGTATTTGTCTTATTTCTGTAAATATTTCCTTTCGTGTTTTACTTTTAGTCTGTATTACTTTTAATAATTTTAATTTATAATCACTCAATATAATTTCTTGAGCATCTAATTTAAGTTCATTCTTTACAACTTGTCGTTGTGATGTATTTATAACTTTTCTAATATCTGGATATCCACCATTAATAATAGTTGCTATATCATCTACTTTAAAAATTACATTCTCATTTTTTAATATATTTGATAAATGAACTGCCACTTCTTTCTTTGATGGTGGAATAATCTGAAATGATTGACACCGAGATTGTATCGGGTCTATAATTCTCTCGACATAATTACAAGTTAGAATAAACCTACAATGTTTCGAGAATGTTTCCATCAGATTTCTTAATGCTGCCTGTGCGTTAGGTGTAATGTAATCACACTCATCTAAGATAATAACTTTCATATCCTTAAATCCCATCGTGGATGCGAAGGTCTTCACTTTAGTTCTAACTGTATCTACATTATTTTCATCACTAGCATTAATATAAAGATAATCACACTCTATATTCTTTACAAGTAGTTTTGCGAGAGTGGTCTTACCTGTGCCGGCTCTTCCGTACAGTAAAAGATGTGGCAAGTCTCCACTCTCTAAATAAATGGATACCTTACTTTTGAGATGTTCGTTCCCTATGTAAGTTTCCATTGTTGAAGGCCGATAGCGTTCTACCCATAACCCGTGATCTTCTTTTATAATCATATTTTTTTCCATGTCCAAATTGGTTCAGCAAATAATCCTTCTTTTACTGGTAAGATATATTCTGGTTTTCTATTAGTTTCTTCTGTTACTTTAGCAGTTCCAGCTCCTATTGAATTAGGTCTTTTTGCCATTTCATAACCAACACAACCCTTATATTCACTATCTTTAAATGTATCTAAAAAGTCGTTCATAGGATCACAAATAGGTAGCCAACCCTTTGCCTTCCTACCTTTACTCGATGCATTTACATCACTTATATTCACTAATAAATATCCACCAGTTTTAATACTTCTCCATAAATTATTCAACGTTTTCTGTAAAAACTCCGTATTCCAATCATCTATATCTTTATATCTAACCCAACTTTGTGTATCATCATAACTATAACGCTCTACATTAAAATATGGTGGTGAAGTGAATACCAAATCAAAATAATTATCATATTGTGAAAAATCAAACTCCTCAGCGGGAGAACAATGAAATTCAGACTTTCTCTCTTGTTCGAAAAATCCTAAATGTTTGTTGTAAAACTTTGATTGTTCTTCATATATTGAATGGTTCTCTTTACGTGGGTCAATACCAACATAATGTTTCCCATAATCACTCGCGTAAAATCC